TATACATATAAAAATATAATTTTATTTTATAAATTTAAAACCGAATAATATAAAATTATCAATAAAAAATATTTTATACAATAAAATATTTTTTTTATTTATTAGTTATTGTTTTTATTGTTATAATTCTTAAGTTTATAGCATTGATAATTAGGTAATAAAAAGTGAAAATTTTAAAATCATTTCAGGTGTATTTAATTTTATAATTATGGTAAAAAATAATTATAAAAAATAGTAGAATTATAAATTGCGATGACTATAAATATTAAAAAATATAATAATTTATTCATAGAAAAATTATAACGCTGTTTCAAAATTCATTTACAATAAAAAAAATACAATATATTTTATTTATTGATATTTATACAATTAATAATAATTATTATTAACTATTATTTAATTAACTGTAAAATTTTTTTATAAATTATCAATTATATATTTATAAAAAAAAACTTTTATATAATTTAAAATACTTTATTGTAAATTAATTTTGAAATAGTGTTTATACTATATTTAATAAAATATTATATTTAAATTTTGATTAAAATTATGAAAATATATAAGTTCTTATTTTATCAATTAAAATATAAATAAATAAAATTGTACATATAAAATAAACTATTATTTTTACTCTTTAATAAAAAGGTGTCCAAAAATCCCAACGAAAAACTCTATTTATATTTGGAAAATATTTTTTTACTCAATAGAATTTTAATCTATATTATAATATATGACAGATCACAATTTTTATGAAAAATATGATATAGATTCTCAAAATAATGATTTACATACTATAAGAAATTTTAATGAAAAAATTATTAAAACATTACCTAATAAAATTAAACAAAGTAATTCTTTAAATTATATGTTAAAATTTCATGGTTCTGGAAATAATAAAGAAAAATTTATATTACCAAATAATTTTTATATTATATCATTAGAAAAAGGTGGTTTATTATATTCATCTATTATAAATGATTATTTATTTTTAAGAATGGGTATGTTGAATAGTATTTCAAATATTTTTTTTCAAAACATGACAAATGAAATATTCAAAATTGAAAAAAAAAAAATTAAAAATCTTTATAAAATAAATAATACCAATATAGAAAAAAAAAAATTTAAAGTTTATAAGCCAGGAGATGAATTTTATAATTATGATATTTCAACAGAAGAAAATAATAATTTTTTTTCTGGATTATTTAAATTTCCAATAAAACCATCATATATAAATATAAATGAAGAAAGCAATAAAATTAATATTTATTCTTATGAAAATATATTTAATAAAGTTTGCAATAATGATAATATATTAGATATAGAATGTATTATAAATCCTTTTATTTGTAAAAATGGAATATTATTACAACAAAATGATTACTATACTTTACATTGTAAATATATGCATAATCAATTTAATAAATTAAAAGAATTATACAATTCTTATCAAATAATATTAAATAACTCATATAAAGAAGAAAAATCAATAAAGACTAGTTTATATTTATCTAAAAATTTTCATAAAAAATATTATAATTGTTTAACTGATTATATAAAAATTAAAGAAAATAAAAACTCATCAAATACAATAATTAATTTATTAACTGATGATATAGAAAGTAAAAAAAATAAAAACTCATCAACTATAATAATTAATTTAATAGATGTTGTTAATTTTTTAGATAATAAACACAAATCAGAAGAAAAACCAATTATTTTAATATTATTTTCTTGTACAATTAAAGATAATAATTATGAATATAAACAAAATGAATTATTAAAAAATAATTATGTTTTTCATCCAATATATAATTCATATAGTAATTATTATCAATATTATCATAAAAATCAAGAATTAAAATATAAATCTAATAATAAAAATAATTTTTATAACTGGTATAACCAAAATGTTAATTGGAATAAAGAATGTAAAAGCCAGAAAATATTCATTATTAACTGTATAAACAATTATTTAAATAAATTAAAGGCTGAATATAAATTAGATTATATATTAAATAATATAAAAAATTACATAAAAAAAAAATATATAATAAATAATTCAGAAAATAATTCAGAAAATAATTCAGAAAATAATTCAGAAAATAATTCAGAAAAAAAATCAGAAAATTATTTAGAAAAAAAATCAGAAAATTATTCAGAAAATTATTTAGAAAATAGTATAAATTTTATATTAAATAATATAATTTATTCATATAAATCTGTGAGATATGTATATTTTTTAAAAAACTACAATACTTTTTTTAAAAATCCTGAAGATAATATTATAAATAAAAATAAAAACATAGAGCGTTACTTATTATCTTATATAAAAGCTATTTTTAAATATTATTTATTTATTTCTATTTATAAAAATATAGATATATATACTGATATTAATAAAAATAATTTTGCAAATACATATGTTAATAATTTTGATAATGATCGTTTTTTTATAAACTTACTTGATAAAATAGATAAAAAATCATTACAAATAAATCATAATAATATACATAATAATATACATAATGATAACTATAATAAATTCTATAATTTTAGTATAAATACTTGTTCTTTTAATTTAACATTCAATGAACATGATTTAGATCCTAATAATTATTATCATTATAAAAATTTACATAATGAAAAAAATGATTTATATCCTAATAATTATTATCATCATAAAAATTTACATAATGAAAAAAATGATACTATAGTAAAATTTATGTGTGATTTTTATGATAATAAAAATTTATTTTTTAAAAATATAAATGAAAATAGTAATAAAAATTAGTAAAATATAATTATCACAATTTATAATTCTACTAATATATTTTCTAAAAGTAAAAAAATAATTATAAAAAATAGGTAGAATTCTAAATTGTGATTGACTATAACATTTATTCATATTTTTACAAAAGAAATACGAATAAAAATTTATTAAAATAAGTTTCTAGTATGGTATTCATACTTGTTTGTAAAATAAAAATTGACAGCAAAAAATGTTTAAAAATTTTATATATTATAAGTATTATTCAAATATATATAATTAACAAAAAATGTTTATACTACATGTTATTCGGTGGTTTATTGATTTCATTTTTGAAGTTTTAATGTCTTACATAGTAATATTAGTTTTATTATTAGTAATGATATTATTATTTCGTTTTGAAATAATAGAATTTATACATTGGTTTCATAATATTTATTCAAAAAAATATTGTAATATAGACAATGCAAAATAAAATTCTACTAATTTATAAAAATAAAAATCAATAATGTCATGTTTTTATAAAAACTATTTTATCATACAATACTAGAAATTTGAAGAAACTTTAGAATAGATAAATTTTTTTTAGAATAATTTTATAATATTGTTGATGTTTTTTTATCATAATAAGTTATATATGAACAATATTGTCTTCAAGACTGTAAACGAGCATATAAAAATATTTAATTTAATATAATTATAATTTAACTTAAAAGATTTTTAAGAACATAATTTATGAACTTCTATTTACAAATAGATAATATTCAAAATTTGAATGATAATATTCAAATAGAAATAATTAATAAAGATAAAAACATATTATTTAAAAAATATTATGAAATTGTAAGTTCGGAAAAAGCAAAAATTGATAAATTAGAAAATAATGAAAATTGGGATAAAATGAAAAAAATAGGAAATCCATATGAATTAATTTATACATCATATAATAAAAAAAGAAAAAATGATAGTATTTCTTTCTATATTCCAATAAGTCGTTCCTATTTTAAATTATGGGAAATCTTCTATAATTTTGATTTATTTAAGTATTTTAACCTAAATGATCATTATATTTTTTCACATTTAGCCGAAGGTCCAGGAGGATTTATGGAAGCAACATATAATTACCGTTCTACTATTACAAATAAAAATAATAACAATGATGTATTTTATGGAATAACTTTGAAACCAACAAATGATTATATTCCTGATTGGAATAAAATTAAAAAAATATTTCATAATAAAAATAATGTAAAAATTGATTATGGTAATTTATATTTTATAGAAGATGTTAAAAAATATATTCATAATTTTAATGATAAAAAAACACATTTAGTTACCGCTGATGGAGGGTTTGACTATTCCGGTAATTTTAATGGACAAGAAGTAAATTCATGTCAAATTATTTATTCAGAATGTATTATTGCATTAAATATATTAGAATTAAATGGGTCATTTGTATGTAAAGTATTTGATTTATTTAGTATTACAATGATACAAATATTATATATAATATGTTTATCTTTTGAAAAAGTATTTATTTATAAACCTGAAACAAGTAGACCTGCTAATTCTGAAAAATATTTAATATGCATGTATTATAAGAATAATTTATCAAATACTATAAAATTAAATTTATTGAATCTAATTGAAGAATGGCAAAAAAGTGATTTATCAGAAGAAAATACAATTATATTTAATAATATAAAAATAGACAATAAATTTATTCAAACTTTAAATGAATATAATGAAAAATATATGGATACTCAATTATTTTATTTAAATAATACAATAAAATTATCTGAAAATAATATAGAAAAAGATGAATATTATGAAATAATTCAAAAACAAGTAAATAATGCAATAAATTGGTGCAAAAAATATAATATTGAAATAAATAAAAATAGTATTTATTATAAAAAAAATATTGATATATAAATTTATCTTTTAATTCTTTTATCTAATTCTGATACTGTATCTTTTACAAATTCGTTATAATATTTTTGTCCTAAATGAACAGATGCTTTTTGTTCATTTATTTCATTATCTTCTATTTTTCTTTTTAAATGTAGCATTTCTTCTAATCTATATAAAGGAAATGTAGATGGATTTTCAATAATTGAAAAAAATAATGTTGGGTATTTTTGATGAAAATTTGTAAATTTAATCATACATATTTGTTTATATTCATTTATATTTTCTCGTCGCATAATATTATTTTCTTTTTGAATACAAAAAGATATAATTTCTTTCACTTGATTTTTAACTGTATCTGAACTTTCCATTTTAATATATTAATATATTTAATATATTTTAAATAGAAAATTATAAAATGAACTTTTTTTTATAATTTATAATTATTATGAAATATAATTTTAAAATATTATTTATAATAATATTATGTATTATTATATTATTTTTAATTATTCATTATTATAAATGTAAATATATTGAAAATTTTGAAGATAAATTTGGTGATTTTGAAAAATATGAAGAAATATACGATGAAGAATTTATTCATTTATATGAAATTATATATAGAGATTTTACAGATATTGATTACGATACAAAAATTGTTTATTCTAAAGTGGTAGATACTGTTAAAAATAAAGAAAATATCTATTTTCTTGTTTGTGGGTGTGGTATTGGTAAATTATGTAAAAAAATTAAGGAAAAATATAATGTGATGGGTGTTGATATTTCTGAAAATATGTTAAAAAAAGCTCAAAACATGTATCCAAATATTAAATTTATAAGAGGAAACATTATTAAACATAATATATTTAATAAAAATTATTTTAGTCATATTTATATAGATGAAAGAACATTATATTATAATAAAATAACTGATATTTCAAAAATTATTAAGAATACTTTTGATTGGCTAGTAGAAGGTGGATTTTTAATATTACAAATCTATGATCCATTAAAATTACAACTTGCTGCAAGATATTATTCTTCAAAATATATGGATAATAAAGGTAATATTCACGGTTTTACATATTTAAATGATTTTAGTCATGATTGTTATTATATAAAAGATGAAAATGATAAAGAAATATTTTATTATTATGATAAAATAGTTTTTGATACAGGTGCGAAAAGAATAAAAAAAACAACCTTTTACATTCCATCTAAAGAAAAAATTTATGATATTGTTATAAATAGTGGATTTGAAGTATTTTATATAGAAAAAATTAGACTACAAATTGTAGGTGGATATGAATTAGCAATTTTTAAGAAAAAAAAACAAATCATTTCCGTAGATGAATTAGAAAAAAAAAATGTAAAATAAATTATAATGAGTGATATTAATAAAGAAATTGTTATTAGTAATATTATAGGTCTTAATCCAACTGGAACATTAGATTTTAACGGTACATATAGGATGAATGGAAATAATAATATAATTAAAAGTGCGGCAAATGCATCTAAAACAAATTTAGTAAAAGCACAAAATAATGAAATTGTTTGTAATCATATAGAAAATTTTGAAAATAATAATATAGAATTTAAAATTATAAATTTTAAATGTATATTTTTAATTATTTTTATATTTATATTATTAATTTTATATTTTTTAATATAAAAAAAATCTTAGTATATAATATAAAAACTATGCCTAAATCTTTAAAAAATCAATATACACAAAAGCAATTTGAAAAGGATCTAAATGAATTAGAATTACTTGTTAAACAACAAAAAATAAAAGGTGGTAAACCTGGTAAAAAAGAAGAAAAAGAAGAAGAAGAAGAAGAAAAAGAAGAAGAAAGCGTTCTTGTGGGTGGTGATGGTGACGGTGACGATGATGGTGACGATGATGATGACGATGATGGTGACGATGATGAAGAAGAAGATGATGATGATGATGATGATGATTATGATAAAGATCGTGTAAAGGAAGGAGGAGCAAGAAGAGGAAAAAAAGAGTATGATGGTCCATATCGTCATTTTAAATTTGTAGAAGTAGATGGAAAACCATACACATCAACAGCACGTGCAAATATTACAAATTATCAAACTCCATTAAACGCTGCTAAAAAACTATTATCATCCATGATTAAACAAGAAAAATTATCAGATAATGCTAAATCTAAATTAAAAATTGTTTTTTATATTAAAGAAATAAATCGTGAATCTAAAAATAAAAAATATGGGCCGTATATTGGCACATATTATAAATATACCCCGAGTGAAGCTGCTAAAGCAAAAACCTTAGGTGGTAAAGTTTCTTTTAAATTTAAACCAATCGTTAAATTATATAAAGGAAATAAGAAAGAACAAAAAGGTGGAAAAAATATGTGAGGAAAAAAATATTTTTAAATTATAAGATTTTTATAGGAATGATTGTAATTATTATTTAAAAATTACTTGAATCTATTTATTTCTATAAAATAATATTATTATTATTATATATGTATAATAATAATAATAATAATATTAATAATATGCATTATTATTCAATAGTGGATTTTCCAGAAGATAATCAATTATATGGAAAATTTAAAGGAATAAATGCAAAAGCTGCAGCAAATAAAGCTTTTTCTTCTTTAATAAAATTTATTGATATTGATAAATCAAATGAAGATAATTTTTTAGGAAAATTTATAGTTTTTGTTATAAAAGATATAAAAACAAACGCAGAATATAAATATATTGGTAATAGAATTAAATTAGAAAATCCCGTTATAGTAATAAAAGATGGAAAAGAGATAAAATACAAATATAAAAATGTTATAGGTAAATATAATAAAGAACTTGATAAATTATAAGTGAGGAAACCTTCTTATTTTTAAGTATTTTTTTTTTTTACAAAAAATATATATATAATATAAAATGGATTCGGAAAATGATTATGATATTATACCTGTAAATAATTCATGTAGTACTATAATTAATAATACTGTTACTATATCTTCACCTGGTACTTCAACATCTTATACAAATACAGATATTACAAATGTTAACAATCAACATATTTTAAGTGGACAATATGATAATGTAGACAATATGACTGTTAAACCTCTTTATGGAGGTATTTTAAATAAAAATACATTATTTAGTATAAAATTTCGTAATAAAATAACAAATATAGAAGCATTAAATGAAAAAAGTGCTATAAAATTATTTTTAAAGAATAAAATTTATAAGAAAGATCATTTATTAGAAATATATAATAAAAATAAATGTTCTTTATATATTGTTAAACACGGATATAAAAATAAATTTACTTTTGTAAATTAAGATTTTTTTGGAGGAGGAAGAGGAGGCATATCATCAGGCGGTGAATCTTTTAAACAATGTTTCACCGGTCCTCCTAAACGCTGATTTTTAGCCGTTGGTTCAGGCTTTTTTTTAACCTTTTCTTCTACATTATTTATGTTAGGACGTTGAATATTATTCATGATTATATATTTAAGTTTTTTATAATATTATTAATAATATTATAAATACACTACATTTTTACTGTCAATTTTTATAATGTTTCCTACATACTGCCTCATATATATCATCACTACCAACTAATGTTTTTTGATTATCTTTTGTAATTCTTTTTGTAAAATGTGCTAAAGTTCCATCCCCACATCTTTTACATAATGCATTTAATTTTGTAATTTTATCTGCATGTGGAATTAATTTTAAAACATCTCCAAATGGATTTCGCATAAAATCACCATCTAATCCCGCGGCAACTACTATTTTTCCTTTATTATCACACCAATCAATAATTATTTCAAAAGCGTCACTAAAAAATTGAAGTTCTTCAATAATAATAACATCTACCTTTTCAAAATCAATGCTTTTTTCATCTAGATCTTTTAATTTCTCTAATATAATACATTTATCAATACTTTCTTTATTATGTGTTGTTAATCCGTTTGAACAATATCTATTATTATAAATATGATTGATAATTATAATATTTTTTTGTAAACATTTGTATCTATTAATAATTTTTATTAATTCAGTACTTTTTCCTGCATACATTGGACCAATAATTAACTCTAAATATCCTTCTTTAAGCATTTATATATATAATTATATATTTTTATATTCATTATTTTATAATTCAAATATTTTTAATTTATTGATAATAAATTTTAAAGTAATTTATATTAGATCTATTGAAAAATTTATATAAGCATTTGTAAATATATAATATTTATTCATTTTAGTTATTCTTTTCATTTCTTTATAAATATTATCAATATTTAATTCATTACATATATATGAATATAACTCAGATGATTTATTTTTAATTGTATAATTAAAAGAAATTCTATACAATCTTTTATATTTAGCTTTTAATAATAATACATTGTTTCCACATAAATATCCTAAAAATTTACTAATTCTATCTTTTTCTGGATTTTTTATTATTACATGCTTCTTAGTTATTTTATATAAATCATATTTTATTTTATTTTTTGAAATACAATATATATAAGATGATTCATTCATTTTATATTTTTGATAATATAAACCTAAATTAGTTAGTAATTTATCAAAACTATTACTTTGTTTTTCACTTATTTTTATATTATTTATACATCCTTTACGACAATTTTTATATACAAAAAATATATTTAAAATAACATCAAATTTCATAATTTTTTGACAATATTTATAAATTAAACTGAAAACGTTATTATTATTCATTATATATTTTTAATGTTATGTGATAAAAAAATAGAGATCTAATTATCATAAAAATAAATGTTCTCAATATGTTATTACACCTTTGAACACAATGCTAGAAACTTAATATAATAAATTAACAAGATTTTTTTACAATAAAAAACTAATATTAATATTTTAAATAAATATTTTTATATTTATTAAATATATTATCTTATTTTATTATATTATTGTATTATATAACAATATAATTTATAAAGTAAGTTCATTTTAAAATTTAAAGACAATTTAATATATTAAATTAAGATAAAAGTACACTTCGTAAAATTTTTTTCTCCTCTAAAAATGATAAAAAATAGAGATAAATAGAAGGTTATATCATTACCCTTATTTATAGAAGAAGTTAAAATATTTATTTAAAATATTTTCCCTCAAAAAGGGTTTTTTAAATTTATCTGTAAACATTCTTTAAGAGTGTTATAAAACAGATAGACTCGAAAGAGTTATTTATATCAGACTTGATTAAAACTGGTTTTTTTAAGAATTTACCACAATTTTAAACTGGACTGACTATAATAATAGATTTGAAAACATTGGTTCTCTAGACACTTTAGCTCCTTAGTACATGAATCATATTTGTTAGAACTTTTAGTATAATACCATTATTAATAATATTATAAATACATTATATTTATATAATACTTCCTACATACAGCTTCGTATATATCATTGCTTCCAATTAATGTTGTTTGATTATCTTTTGTAATTCTTTTTATAAAATGTACTAAAGTTCCATATCCAGATATGTTGAATTAATTTTTAAACATCTCCAAATGGATTTCGCATAAAATCACCATCTAATCCCGTTGTAATTACTATTTTTCCTTTATTATCACACCAATCAATAATTATTTCAAAAGCGTCACTAAAAAATTGATGTTCTTCAATAATAATTACATCTACCTTTTCAAAATGAACGTTTTCTTTATCTAAATCTTTTAAATTTTCTAATATAATACATTTATCAATACTTTCTTTATTATGTGTTGTTAATCCATTTGATCCATATCTGTTATTATAAATATGATTGATAAATTATAATATTTTTATGTAAACATTTATATCTATTGATAATTTTAATTAATTCAGTACTTTTTCCTGCATACATCGGATCAATGATTAACTCTAAATATCCTTCTTTAAGCATTTATATATATAATTATATATTTTTATATTCATCATTTTATAATTCAAATATTTTTAATTTATTGATAATAAATAATATACACCTAAATTAGTTAGTAATTTATCAAAACTATTACTTTGTTTTTCCCTCTTTAAGAATGTTTACAGAAAAATTTTACACATTTGTATACAATGCTAGATTCTTAATAATATTTTATTAATAATAAAATATTATTTCTTTATAAATTTTTATTATAAAAATGTTATTAAAAATTTTATTTTAAATAAAATCTTGCTAATTTATTATATTAAGTTTCTAGCATTGATGTGGAATATGTGCAAAATAAAGTAGTAGGATGGAATTTATATCCAGAAAAAAAAGTATGAAAATTATTTGAAATTGTATTTACACATTCCATAGAATTTTGATGTATAGTAGGTAATAACTGAAATGAATTCATCTGTAAATTCGTTTTTTGGTCCTTTATGATCTTTATTTAAGAGAATGGTAAGTTTTGTATTGATTTTTTTACAAATAAAGGTGATGAATTCAAATCCAATTCTTGTAAGTCTGTCATTATGGCAATAGCAATTTCTTCGACATTTCCAGACAAGACTTGTTCCAAAAGGGAGATAAATCCTTTTCTTTGAAAATTAAATCCTGTTCCAATATCTTTAATAACGGTGAATTTAGGAAATTTTTGTTGAATAAATTTAATTTGTCTAGATAAATCTTCTTTTTGTTTAGAGGAAGAAACTCTAGCATAGATAATTTTTTTCGAATAATTGGATTTGAATCGAAAGGAATGATTTTATATCTATGATGTCAATGCTAGAAACTTTAATATAATAAATTAACAAGATTTTTTTAAAAATAAATTTTTTTAATCATATTTTTACGATAAAAATAACTAATATTAATATTTATTTAAAATATTTTAAATAAATATTTT